ACTCTGGCTGAATCACCTTTTGACTTGGATTCAGAAATTTCATTACTTGCTGCTTCTTTTTTTGTTTCTGATTTGCATGCGAATAAGCATGATATAAGAAAAGCTGTAAACAAGATTTTTTTCATATTGTGTATTTTGTTGTATAAATATAGTGTTATTTTAACATATATTTAGGTTGCACTAATTCCATCTTTTTACATCAGTTCACCTCTGTTTTCCCTCTAAAAAGTCAAAACTTGGCCCAAACTTGGCCAGAACTTACTTCAAACAAAAAGGGCCTATGAATTTGACTTCATAAACCCTTGATAATGTTGCTTTTCAGCTGTGGGCCCACTAGGGCATTATCCAGTGACCCCTGATTATATTTTAGTAGTTGTCACAAGTTTGAATCCTGCCTGAAGTCACAAATCTGTATTTTCTTCTTGCATCAGGTTTCCTATAGATTACCCAAATATCTCCATCTCCTTTCCATACACTTACTGCACCATCTAATTGTGTTTGTCTAAAACTACCGTTGTGATAAAGGTCAATATCACCTCCTATAGCTAATTGATTTGAGGGAGGTCTGTTGTCTTTATCTTTATAAAATTCACAACGACCAATAAGTACTCTAGACTGTCCAAAAGATGCCATTGTAAAAAAAGACATTAAAGTCATTAAGATAATTTTTTTCATTTTATTTATTTTTTGGTTTAGAAATATATTTAGTCAAGCTTTTTATTTCGATAGTAGTTAATTCCTAAACCCGCTCCCTCTACAACTTTGACATTGTCCAACATAGCTACCGCGTCCATTGTAATTACAAGTTTTACAAAAAGACCATCCTTGTCCTTGGCACCATCCACATGGGCTATCATAATCACTACCAAAAGTTCCCCTACCGTGACATTTATCACAAATAATCATTCCTGTTCTAATTTCGCTAATTCTAATATAACTACCACTTCTGTTATAATAGCCATCTTGTTGCACTTTGCCACAAGATGAGCATTTGCCTGTTCCATAACAAGATGAGCATTTTTCTTTTGGCTTTTCGTAATTTTGAGAGCTATTGTTATAGTTATTTTGTGTTGAAGTTTGGTCTGGAATAGAATTATAATCATTACTACTGTAATCATCATTTTCATTAATTGATTCTGGGTTTGAATCAACAGTATTTTCATCAGTTTTTTCAACTAAGTTCATTAAACCATAAGATATACCTAATGATAACATATACCCGGTTGTATCATTTTTTATTAAATTTACGAGGTCTGGCTTTGAATAAATTCTCGAAATTATCTTATTTACTTCTTCATCATATTTGGATGGGTTATTATTAAATTCATTGAATAACTTTATGGTAACATCAAAACTTTGGTTTACTGATAAGAAATATTTTTTATCAAACCTTGCATCTTTGCTTATTTCATCAAAGCCAGTAGTATAATATTTTTTCAAATCAAGATTTCCATAATCATCATAATAATCCCATCGACTTACATTAGTTGTATCTTTTGTAAACCAAATAATCAACCCCTTGTATTTATCTTTTGGTCTAAAATCCTTTTTATATTTTTCAGAAATTAAATAATACTCACATTGCAAACTTCCGTTTGGATAATAGTCTTTACCCATCCCAATAGGAGTTCCATGATTGTATTTAACTTTTCTAATATATTGCGCACTATCTTTTATTACTTCTTTAGATCCATCACCAATTATATACTCTGTCCAGACTCCATCCTTAAAGTCATTGGAATCATATTGGTTTTCTTGGCAAGAAGTTAATAAAAATGTTATAAAAATAAAGAGCAATAACTTAAAATAATTTTCTTTAAATAAGTATTTAGTTTTCATATTGATAGATTATTTTTTTGCTTAAGACAAATTTAATTTTAAATATGGATTTCTTTCTTTTATTTAATAACGAACAAGCTTATAAACCCTATCATTTTGTGGATTTGTTAAAGTATTTTCTAATGAGTTTACAATATATTCTGGATGAATTGAAGGGTTTGCTTGATATGTGTAAGAAACAATCGCTTTATAAGAACTAATAATTCTTACTTGAGGTAATACGCAAACGCCATTATCATTTATAATCATAACTGTAGCAGCATCTTTAAATCTAGCTTTTGCATCATAACTATCATTTCTAAAAGTTTTATTATCAAGATAGATTAGCACATCTGCATTATCTCTAAATCTTGTCTGAGCGGATAAATTACCTGCAAACAATATTGCCATGAAAAGAATAAAATGCTTCATTTTTTTTATTTTTAATTTGAAATAAAATGGGGGAGTATTGTAAATGTAATAAATTTTACTATATTTATATCACCCCCAAAGGATAGTTTATAAACAATTAAGCTATGAAAAGCCTTATTAGTAATGCTTTAAGGAACGATTTATTGCAAATTGACCTACTCGAAATTTTTGAGCGGTTTACTTTATTTGCCATTTCTACTAAGATTTTGACTGGTTTTTTAATTACATTTTCTTCAATTAAAAAGAATAGATATTTTACTTATACTTCTCTTAATTCCCATAATAACTTAATAATCAAATATTTATGAAATCTAAAATTTTAATTGCATGCGTGGCTTTATTCCTGTCATCATGCTCGTCTTTTATGTATTCTAACAAGGCTGCTAACAATACCATTAGAGTGAATTCAAATGTTTCTAATTACTCAGTTAGGTTCCCTTTGTTGGGAAATCAATATGGCAATAAGAAAGATGTGACTGGAAAAAATTGGACATATACCCTTCCTGAATTGAAGAAAAAGTACACTACTATTGAAGTTTCGAGTGAAAACTATGAAACACAAAGAATAGAAATTGGGAAGTCAGTACGCCCAGTTGCTGTATTAATGGATCTAACGCTTTCACTATTTACATTTGGGATCCCTATAATAATTGATCCTTTTAAAAGTGATTTTTATAAGATTGATGACAATTCAAAAAGTATTAACATTGACTTTGTATATAAACAATCATACATGTGGAGTGAATATAAAAATATAAAAAATAGTAATTCGCCTGCATTGTTTGTCAATTTCTTGAATAAATACCCAATGTTTGAGAACAAAAACATGGTAATCAACACAAAAGATTCAGTTGAATTTAATATTGCGCTTAGTCAAAATTCGGAATCTGCAATTACTAATTTTGTGAAAACACATCCTACTTCCATATTTGCACCTAGTGCAATTAAAATCGAAGGTCAGTTTGTTACAAATAGAACTGCCTTTGAAAAAGCTAGGAATCAAAATTCAATAGAATCTTACGAAGATTTTATCAAAAATCATATACAAGCGATTCAGCAAAAAGATGCGCATGCATTACTTGTAAATGCTGCTGAAGAAAAGGCGATGAAATCTAATAGTGCTTTAGCTTTGATTTCCTATCAAAATGATTATTTAAATCCGAATAGAAGTTTCTTAACACAAACCAGTTTTACTGAAAAACAAATTAAATTACAAAAGTCGATTAAATCCCAATTATTCGACGAATTGAGTAAGATGACATATACTGAATTTAAGGATTTTTATAATATGTATAGCAAAATAAATAAATCTCAAATTATTAGTAATGATCTAAATAACTATTTAGCTCAGATAAAAGAACAACTTTCAAATTTATTATACCCGAAGTTGTTAAAATTTATTAATGAGTCTGAGCAAGTGTCTTTTGTAAGATCAACTTCTATAGATTTCCCAAGCATATACTCAAATAGTTTAATATTAGATATCTTAGATAATACTACTAATAAAAACGGTAAAATTACAATTTATAAATTGAATTATCTTACGCATCTCTTTAATCAAAAAGATATAAAAATTAAATATAATAATTCTATTACTGATAAATATAGTTATAAGTCTATAAATTATACCAATTTAGACTCTACTGATAAACAGATTTTGAATTTTAAAAACAACTTACTTGAGGACGCTCAAGAGGCTTATTTTAAAAATGAACTTAGGTATAGATCAGTTTTTGCCTTCAAACAAATTAATAAAGAAGATTTTTTTAAAAATAATAAATTAATTGAAACTATTTTTTATGAAGCTGATGGATCATTTAAGTATAAGTATGAATTTGAGAATAATTTAAATTTAACCTTACAGCAGTTAGACAGAGATATAAAAGAAGTTGATAATTTATTTTCGAGTAAAAGAGTAGAAGAGGCCTTAGAAGGTTATAAAAATCTTCTTAATAATAAATATTCATTAGATATCGTACAAAATAAAAATCTTAATAAAAAACTTGCAATTTGTCAAAAAGCAAAAGACGAGAAAGACAGAAAAGAAGAATTAGTTAGACAGGTGGAGCAACAAAGACTTGATAAAATTAGAGCAATTGAGGAAGCTAAACAAGCCAAGATAAGACAAGCTGAAGAGAGTAGAAATCAAAATTCAAATAATTATTCAGAAACAATTGCAGGGATTTATCAGGCAGATTATGAAGTTGTAGCTGGCGTTCATATTTATATAATGTTTAATAATAAAGGTGTATATATTATGGCACAAGGTTATGATCCTTCTGTTTTTAGTAATACTAGCAGATGGATGAAAAGTGGAACATATACTTTAAGTGGTCAAACTATAAGATTTGATGATGGAAGAAGATGGCAATATTATGGTAATTCCATTTCCGCAGGTGAATTTACATTCAATTATGTACGAGGTCTTTAATCATTATTCAAACTAATTGTATGAAAAATATTTTATACTTTTTATTATTAATCAACTTATCTGTTTTTTCACAAAACATTAAAAGAGATCCTTCAACTAAGGATTATGCAAATGTTTTTTTTAAATCAAAATATACCCTTTTTGATTTACTAACAGATAAGCCTATCTTCCCTAATTCCAAGGGCATATATAATATATACTATGCTTCTAATGAAGAGCCAACCCCTCAAAATTTCACAGGCAATTCTAGCCAACTTTCCTCTCTTTTGTATTATAAATTTTCAAATTATAACAATTGTAAACAATGGTGTGATAAAAGAAATAGAGAAAATAGAAGTTCTTCAAATTCCTATAATAGTGATCAAAATAATGAGCCTACTAGAATTGGGAGTAATAAATTCTGCTATGATGATACTTATGGATCTTCTGGCATGAAATTAGAAATATCTCTTAATGATGACGGTAGTGCAAGATTAGATTACAAGAGTAATGGTGTAGTAAAAAGAACAGGATCTGCAAAATGGAGTGAAACTTCAGGAATTGCAGAAGGCTATGGAGACAATGGAATTATTTATTTATTTCTTTCGTCAGGTGCAAGATTAAAGTTCGAGGCCATTAAAAACTCTTGGAGAAAAACATATATGTTAATAGATTCTAGAAATAACCAATATATGGAATGTAATTAATTATACAAATAATTAATGTATTTGAACTAAATAAAAAA